GACGTCCGGGCCCAACACGGGCCGGCCCATATCGGAGCCCGCGGAGTCGATGGTGTTCCACGGCGAGTAGGTGCCGGCGGGGTTGTCGAGCTGCAGCGAGGCCCGGCCCGGGGCGGCGTGTTCGAGGGGGCCGCCGCGGCCCCGTTCCACGGTGACGCCGGAGCAGTCGCAGGAGACGTCGACGAAGTTGCCGTAGTCGATGCTGTCCCATTTGTCCTGGTCCCATTTGGCTTTGTCCCAGACATCCTTGGCCTGGGGCAGGGCGAGGGTGACGTGCACGAGGTCCGCGCCCAGCGCCGTGCCGGCCGCCGGCGGGGGGATGACCGGCCAGGGGATGCCCATTAGCGGACCGCGACGGTGAGGCCACCCATGGGGGCGACGTTGCGGGAGAAGCTGGTGACCTGGCGGGCGACGTCGTAGCCGTCGGAGCCGGGGGGCATCACGATCGTGAGCGCGCCGAAGGTTGAGAAGCGGGGGATGTCGGGGACGTCGATCCGGTTGCCACCGAGGCCCGGGATCCACTCGGGGAACGTGAAGCTGAGCGCGCCGATCGTGTTGTTCCAGAGGTCGGCGATGGCGTTGAACGCGATCTTGAACGGCTTGGTGATGAGGTCGGCCAGGCCGGTAAGGGCGCTGGTGATGAGCCCGCCGATCTTGCCCATGAGGTCGATCACGAAGTCGATGCCCTTGCGGACCGTGTCCTTCACGTTCTCCCACGCGCCGGACCAGTCGCCCTTGATGATCGACGTGACGGTCTTGATGATCCCCATCACCACGTTCAGCACCCCGCCGATGATCGTGGCGATGATGTCGAAGATCGTGCGCACGACCGCCATGATCGTGTCGCCCCAGTTCGCCCAGATCGCCTGGATGATCCCGAGCACGAACCCGATGATCGTGAACAGGATCCGGAGGCCGGTGCCGATGAAGTCGATCAGGAACTGCACGAGCGGGGTGATGATGGCGGTGACCCGGTCGGCGAGGGCGGTGACGAGGTCGATGACGGCGTGCACGAACTCCATGATCTGATCACCGTGCGCCGCCCAGAACTCCTGCAGCGTGGTGACCACGGTGGTCACGATCTCCATGATCGTCGTCGCGAGGTTGCGCACCGTCTCGATGATCGTGGCCACCGTCGCCATGATCTGGGTGCCCCAGTCGGCCCAGAACTGTTTCAGCCGCTCGATCACCGTGGTTATGACCAGGGCCAAGATCTCGATCTCCTTGGCCAGGACATCCCGGTAGAGGCCGACGACGAACCCGATGATCGTGAACAGCTCGTCGGACCATTCGTTCCAGAGGTCCATGATCACGCCGAGGACCTGCTCGAACACGTCCTGTAGTTGGGTGAGGGTGGGTTGGATGGCCTCCATCACCTTCGGCCATTCCTCCTCGGCCCAGGCGACGAGGGCCTCGAACCCGGGGAGGACCTTGTCGTTGATGAACGCGCCGATCCCGCCCATCACCGGCAGCAACTTGGCGCCGATGCTCTCCTTGAGCTCGTCGAACCCGATCTGTGCCTTCTTCAGGCCGCCGGCCGAGGTGTTGGCGGCGGCCTCGCCGGCGCCCTTGAACGTGTTGCGGGCCTTGTCGAGGGTCTCCTCGAGCGAAAGGCTCTTGCCCTCGGCGTCCTCGGTGGCGATTCCCAGCTTGGAGAGCCCACCGATCGAACCGAGCTGGGCCTTCGCCAGGGCTTGGGTGACGGTGCCGAGGTCCTTGCCGGTACCGGCGGAGATGTCGGTGGCCAGAGCGAGAAGGTCCTGGGCTTTCGCCGTGTCGCCGGTGGCGGTGGCCAACGTGGCCAAGGCGGGCCGCAGCTCGTCGTCCGCGACGGCTGCGGTTTTCGAGAGGGCCTCGATGTAGTTCTCGGCGCCGGCGACGGCCTCGTCGCTGGCGCCGGCGGCCTGGCGCAACTGTTGGGCGAGCTGGGAGGCGGCGGCCTCGTCCTCGGCGGCGGCCTGGGCCAGGTCCCAGCCGACCGCGGCGATCCCGGCGACCGCGCCCGCGGCGATGGCGGCGGGGCCGGCGATCCCGGCGAGGGCGCCGCCCATCGACTTGCCGGTGCCGTCCACCGACTTCTCGGCCTTGTCCGAGGCGCGTTCGAGGTCGCGGGTATCACCGGTGAACTTGACGGCGATATCCCGATCAGCCACTCAAACCCTCATTTCCTCAGTCGGGGAGGTTCCCGCCGGCGGCCCACTTCTGGGCGAGCTCGTCGAGGGTCTTCATGTAGGCGCGGCGCAGGGCGGGCATCTCCCGGCGCAGCAACGGCCAGAACCAGTACCCGGTCTTACCGAGCCAGGGCGGGAACTGTTGGGTGGTGGGGCGGGCGCCGCCACCGAACTCGTAGCCGAAGAACACATCACCGGCGGTCACCTTGCCCGTCGACGACTTCACCTTGCGGGACCCGCCGGCGGTGAGGGCCGGGACCCGGTCCGACTTGCGCTTCACCGACCCCCCACTGAGGGCGGCGCCTTTGCCGGCGTTGGCGGCGGCGGTGTTGAGCATTCCGATGATGCGGTCGACGTGCTGGCCGGCGGCCTGGCGGAGCTCGCGGTTGGCGTCCTTGCCGTACTTGTTGAACGCCCGGAGGGTTTCGTCGAGGCCCTCGACCTGTACCTGGACTTTCACCGTCGCCTCCCCTGGGCCTGGCGCTGGCGGGCGTTGTTGGCTTTGAGCACCGCGGCGGCGGTGGCGATCGAGCGCGGATCCTCGTCCCACCAGTCCCGGGGGGCGGTGTGCGTCGCGATGGCGAGCTCGATCACGGTGCGCTCGACGGATCCGCGTCGGTAGGGCGGGCCTGGGAATCCTCCTCGCGCACGATCGACCACGCCTCGCACCGGTCCATGAACTCGTCCCGTTCGATGAGCGGGTAGTCCGGGTGGTGCTTCAACGCCTGCCAGGCGAAGTCGAACATGACCTCATAGGAGGCGATCCCCGCCGAGCGCAGCTCCTCGTCCAGGCGGCCGCCACCGCCGGCGAGGGCCCGTAGCCGGATCACGTCACCCGGGCGGTTCACCACCCGCAGGTCCTTGCCGTCGATCGTGACGTCGAACGTGAAGCTGAGGGAGAGCTCGGTCGTCACGCCGCGCTCTCCTCATAGGTCGTCTCGTCGTCGGCCCGGTCCTCGTCGCCGGGTGGCGCCTCGGCCGTGGCGACGGTGATCGGCCCGAACGAGGGCGGCCCGTCGAGGCCGAGGGTGAGGCTCGCCTCGGCGATCTCGCCGGCGGTCCCGCCGAACGCCCCGGGTTTGCACCGCAGGATCCCGGTGGCCTCGGTCGCCTCTAGTGGCCAGATGATGGAGAAGTCGGCGAGCTCGCCGTCGTGTTCGATGAGGAACGTCGACAGGCCGGGGTCGACCACCGGGGGGCCCGTGGCGCCGGTCGCCCAGTTCTGATCCCACGTGAGCTCGAGCGACCACGTCGTGGTACCGGTCACGGTCTTCTGCCCGCACAGGCGTTTGCGGATCTCCTCGGGCGTGTCGGGGGTGAGCGTCGCGGCGGTGACGTCACAGGACACGTCGACCGCGGTACCGGACCCGGAGGGGGCGGTGAGGGTGAGGGTGACGTCATCGAAGTAGTTGCCCATCTCACGGGCCTCCCGGTGTGTGGTCGATGGTGACGAGGAACGTGCCGGCGATCACCGGGACATCGGCGATCGAGGTCGGTTCGATCTGGCCGAGCGGGCCGATCTGCCCGACCCCCGCGGCCCGCAGGCCTTTGACGGCGGCGAGGTAGCCGAGGGTGATCTGGGTGAGGGAGGCCTCGAGGTCGAACCGGCCCTCGAGGACCTGCACCATCCAGCGGACCTCGGCGACCGGGCCGGCCCGCCGGTTCGGTACGACGAACGGATCCGCCGGCCGGAGCACCACGGCGGGTGTGGCGGTCACCTCGGACGGCGCGCCGTGCGAGGCGGTGACGGCCGAGGTGCCCGCCTGAAACGCGGAGCGGATCACCTCGAGGAGCTCGGCGGCGGTCATGCGAACCCGAACGACCGGCGGTGCCCGGCGAAGTAGTGGCGGACGTGGGCGAGGATGTCCTCGGGGATGGCGGTCCCGGTGAACGCGTCGCCGCCCACGACCCCGCCCGGTGAGGCGGGGTCGTGGTAGACGCGCACGCCCAGCGCGGTCAGACCGACGAGCGCGTCCTCGCCGGAGGGAAGGTCCGGCACCGGCGGCGCGCCGGCGATGAGCACGTCGCCGTAGATGAACCAGCGTACGAGCGCCACCGCGGCGCCGGCGGCCTCGGTCACCCGGGCCGGGGGGATCGGGTCGCGCAGGCCGAGGACGGCCGCCATGCGACCGGCCACCACCGCGGCGATCTCCAGATCAGTCACCGCTCTTCTTGCTCGAGCGGGACGAGCTGGCGGCGAGGGGGAGCCCGTCGTCGAGGAGGACGATCCCGGCGGGGATGAACGCGGCGAACGCCCCCATCCCCCAGATGGCGACGTCCTCGCCCAGCTTCGGGATCACCGGCGCCGCCACGACGAACGGCCCGTCCTCCATCCACGCGCACGCCTGGGAGTTGGACACGATGGCGGTTCCGGCGGCCAGGTCGGGGGCATGCGTCACTTTGAGCCCGGAGATGTTCACGTCGAGCGTCGAGGCGGTGGCGGTGCCGGGGACGTTCTGGGTGCCGTACGGCGAGGCCACCATCGAGGGCATGCCCCCGAAGGCGAGGAACACGTCGGTGGCGGCGAGGACCCAGGTGGCCGGGGAACCGGTGGCCACCTGCACCTTGGAGGAGGCCTCGAAGATGGCGGCCTTGAGGGCGGCGCCGTCGGGATCGGCGGCGGCCACGTCATAGGTGACGGTCTGGTGGCCGGGCACCGCCGGGAGCAGGTCACCCACCACGTTGTCGGTGACGACCCCGTAGGCGAGGTTGAGGATCCGCAGGTAGGCGTCGCGGTAGGCGGGCTGGCTCCGGCGGATCAACTGCCACGAGATGTCCGAGCCGCCGGCGTAGGTCTTGATCGGCGTCGACGCCTTCTTGAACGACACTTTGACGGAGAGGACGTCGCCCTTCTCTGCGGTCTGTTCGCCGACGAGGGCGTGGAGGTCGCCGTCGAAGTAGGGCCAGTCGACCTCCATGCCGTTGGGCGGGAGGGGCCGGGTGCCGATGGCGTTGATCACCGGGCGGCCCGTGTCGAGGATCCCGAAGATCTCGTTCAGCCAGCCGGGCTGGACGAGGGCGGCGTTGTCGGTGGTGACCTGATCGACGAACGCCCTCGCCATGGACACCCGGTCGCGGTGGGCGAGGTAGGCGTCCCGGAACAGCAGCGGGAGCTCATCGGACGAGCTGGCCCGGGCGGCCTCGTAGAACTCGAACGGGCCCGCGTACCGGGCCAGCGGGTGGGCCATGGGGCGGGCCATCCCGCGGCCCATGATCCGGGCGACCTCCCGGCGGATGGCGGCCCGGGCCGCCGGCGGCGGTCCCCCCTCGACGAGGCCTCCGTCGAGGTCACCCTCACCCGGGCCGGGCCCGTCGCCCTGGCCCTCCTCCTCGTCGTCGTCCTCGTCGGGGTCGGGGTCGGTGGGGGCGGCGCGGACCTCGGTGACGACGGCCTCGGCGTAGGCGCCCCGGTGGGGGAGGGTGAGGACGGCGAGGCCCTCGAGGACGGCGTTCGTGCGGACCATGACCTCGGCCGGCGGCGCCGTGTCCGGGAACTCGACGGAGAACGTGGCGCCGACGGTGCGGGCCAGGGCCCGCAGCTCGGTGGCGGCGGGGACATCGGCGAGGACCACCCGGCCGTAGAGGCCGTCGAGGCGGGCCTCGACGTCATCGACCCGCCCCACGAGCGGGCCGCGCTCGATGCCCCGGGGGGTGGCCCGGTGGCCGGCGTAGACGGGGATGATCTGACCGGCGGGGGGTTGCAGACCGCCGGCGGCGAACGACTCCGTGTAGGGCTGGCCGGCCTCGTCGCGGACCTCGGCCGGCGTGTCCCAGGGGACGAGGCGCCCGTGCAGGCTGCCGGCCTCGTCGACGAGGGCGGGGGCCGACGCCCGGCGGGCGTGCACGACGAGGGGACGAACCGGCAGCTCAGCCAGCGCCCTCACATGAGTAGCTGAGGTGATGAGGGGTTGAGTGGCCATGGGGCCTCCGGTGGTCTAGGCGCCGGGGACGGCGTCGGTGAGCGTGGTCGTCGAGGGTTCGGGCGCCGGCGGGGTGTCGGGTTCGGGCAGGGGGTCGAGGCCCTCGAGGTCGCGGACCTCGTCGACGGTGAGCCAGGCCTCGCCGGCCAGTGCCGTGGAGTAGGCCTCGACCCGGCCGGCGAGGTCGGCGCGGAGGAGCTCGGTCGTGTCGAACCGGGTCCGTTGCCCTTGGGGGGTGAGGTCATCGAACGCGGCCTCGAACCGGTTCAGGTAGGCGCCGAGCCCGGTGGCCAGCCATCTCCTCATCTCGCCCTCGACCGTCGAATACGTGAGGCTGTCACCACTGGCCACGTTCACGAGGGAGGGGGGCATGAGGAACGCCCGGGCGATCTCGGCGTTCGCTACGGCGATCGACTCGACGAGCTGGGCCTCGACCGCGGACGACCCGATCGAGGAGACCTTGCCGTCCTGGTCGACGACGGCGGGTTCGTGGCGGCCGGCCATCGACTCGATGATCTGCTGCTTGATGGCCTGGGCCTGCCCGGGCGCCAGGCGCTGGGCGACCTCGACGATCAGGCTCGGGAACCCCGTCTCCCAATACGAGCCCGCCATGGAGAACAGTTCCCCGAACAGGCGGAGGGGTTCGGCGCAGGCGTCGAGGGGGGCCTCGCCCAGGGACCCGGCGCGCTCGACCCGGTAGGGGATCCACATCACGTCGAGGCCGGGGGTGAGCTCCTCGCCGTTGTGCCACACCGTGTCGAGGCCCCCGGACACGGGATCCCACACCGGTGACGCCGAGGACGGGTCGAGGACGCGGACCGCCGCGGGGTTCCCGGCCGCGGTCCAGTCGGTCACCCGGAGGAACGTGTAGCCCCAGCGGGTGAGGTTGTTGGTCATGCGGTGGAACGTGAGCCACCGGTACTCACCGGGGTTGGGGCGCAGGGTGAGGGTGGGCTGGCGGGGGAGCGGCCGGCGTCCCCGCAGGGTCACGAGGGGGAGCTGGCCGAGGGTGTCGGCCAGGAGGCCCCGGCAGGCCACGACGACGGGGAGCGAGTAGGGGTCGAGGAGCTCGTAGCCCCGGGCCCGTTGGGCGAGCACGGCGGCGATGGCCGCCTCGACGGGGTTCATCGAAGGTGCCGGGCCGGTCAACGGTGCCCGGCCCGGCGCGCCCGCGGCAGGCGACGGCGGTAGCGACGGTGGCGGTGGGAGCGACCGCAGGAAGCGGCGGGATCGCGCCATGGCACGCACCATGACGTAACCGAATGGTCCCGTCTACCGGCCCCTGTGGCCGCCTACGGGCCGGGTGGGGGCCGAGACGGTGGATCGTGCCCGCCTCGGCCCCCGGGGCATTGGACGGCCCTGTGTAACACACGGTGTTGTCACGTCATGGGCTAGGTGATCGTGGGGGGTGTTCTCGTGCGGTCCGTGTAGGCCCACAGGGCGAGGGCGCCGGCGAGCATCGGGAGGGCCTCGGGCTGGCGGCGGTCGTAGAGCCAGCCGCCGCCGGCGGCCCGGCGGCGGGCGGCGGCGACGGCGGTGGTGAGCCGGTCGTCGTCGCGATGCGTGACGGCGCCGGCGAGGACGAGGTCGTGCCAGTGCCCGGAGGCGGCGGCGACCTCGCGGGTGTTGAGCGGGGCGGTGGCGGCGGGGAGCTCGTCGAGGGCCCGCCGGCTGGCGGCCACGGGCCCGCCGGCGTCCCAGGCGACGGCGAGGGGGTGGTGGCGCTCACAGAGCTCGGTGAGGCGCTCCTCGAGCCACGGGCCATGGGGGCGGTCGTCGACGACCTCGACGACCAGGCGGCCGGCCCCGTCGGTACCCGCCGCGGTGATGACCGTGCGGTCGCGCTCGAGGGTCGTCTCGACGGCGAACGCCGGCCACCCCTCGAGCGTCGCGGCCGGGTCGGTGGAGGCGGCCCAGGCGTCGACGAGCTCGTGATCGACCCGGGCGCTCGGCCAGACGCCCAGGTACTCGGACGCGAACGTGTCGGGGGTCATGAGCTGGTGGTCGGTGCGCAGGGCGTCGATGAGCACGTGGTGGCCCAGGCCCGGGTGCGCGGCCCACCACGTGGCCTCGTCGTCGAGGTCCGCCCCGTCGGGGGCGCCGTACTCGACGTAACAGATCCCCCGGTCACGCTCCTCGGCGACGGCCTGGCGGCCGGCGTCGCGCCAGCGGATCAACCACTCGGAGTCGGAGTCGCCGCTCGAGGACGTGACCCAGAACTGGCCGCCGGCGCCGGTGGCCAACGTGGGGAGGGCGCCGGCCTCGACGGCGAGGCCCTGGCCGAGAGTGAACTCGCGGGCCTCGTCGACCATCACGAGGTTCGCGGCGAGCGAGCGCATGGCGTCGCCGTCGGGTGGCAGGAGCCGCAGGGCGGAACGGGTGTGGCGCCACGTCATGGATTCGGATCCGTTCGCCCGCCGCGTGGCCACGAACCGGTCGAGCGCGCTCTCGTTGACCCACGGGAGCCAGTCGTCGCGCCACATCGCTGCCGCGGTCTCCCGGCGGTGGGAGGCGTAGCAGGCCCGCCGTCCCCGGCCACGGCGGCCGGCGTCGAGGCCCTCGGCCAGCAGCAGCACCGACTTCCCGGCCCGCCTCGGCGCGATGAGCACCACCCTCGAGTAGGCGAGGCGGCCGTCGGGGAGGAGCTCGCCGGCGACATCGGCGACGGCGCGCTGCCAGGGAGCGAGGGGCCGGCCGAGGAGCGCGGCGATCCGGGCGGCGCCGGCGCCCCTACTCGGACGGTCGCGGCGGGGTGTCGAGGTCCTCGGCGAACAGGTCGGCGAGATCGGCGAGGTCGTCGCCGGGGTCACGGTTCACGAGGGTGTCGAGGACGGTGGCGTACCGGCCGATGAGCGTGGCCCTCGTGTAGCGGGATTCCTCGGTGTCCCAGCACGCCGCGTCGAGCTCGTCGGCCGCCACCCGGGCCAGGGCGAGCAGTCCCGCGTCGATCGCTTCCAATCGGCCCGTATCCCGCATGGCTCGAACGGTTTCGTCCAATCCTCGACGGATTCGACCGGTTCTGCGTCGTGTGACGGTGCCCGGGAGGCGTAGCTGGGAGCTCATGTAACAGAACGCTCAGGGTTACGTGATGGGGACGGAGAGAGATTTTCGAC